CAACTTTAGGTATTGTGGTCTATCAGAACCAAAGAAAGATTTCTACTTTTCAGATGGCACCAAGCATTCCCGAGGTTCTGTTAAAGGGTGCGATGGAGAATGGAAAGATCGTTCCCGTAAACACAGGTATGTGATGGTGTTTGATAAATCTCTAAATCTCTTATGGTGATGTGTTGTAAGTATTTTCAGTTCTAATTGTTTTTTGATCTATGTATTGAGAAGACTCTCCATAAAACAATTCACTTCTCATGTCATTGAGTGCTGATTGTAAATAGGATTTTTTTAGCAGATATATTAGACTTTTTTTATTATTTTCTTTAGTTTCATATTCATAGTTACTGATACCAATCACAGGATTAATCGTATTTTCTGGTGATGATGGATTTGGGATAGTAAAGTTGGAATTAACTTCTAATCCAGAATTCAATATTAATCTTCCTTTAGAATCTTTTACTTCCGTTGTTTCATAGTGATGAATTGCATTTATATTAGATCCATATTTTCTTTCGGAAAATCTATATAGATCTCTACTAGATAGAGGCCATTGGTCTCTTATATTTGTGATTCCAGAGGTTATAATTACAACCCAATCATAAGAAGTACTTCCATAAACTTCTTCTGCTATTGTTTCTGGTCTTTCACCATCTCTTATTTCATATTTGTTAAATATTGTCATTATATTTTGAAGATCATCTCTAATTTTTGCTCTTCTGAAAATATTTTTTATTAAGATATATTCGTGGGAAGAATTTTTATCACTCAGAAATGATTGATATTGTAAGTTAGGTAGTTCTCTAAAGTATGTCATTAGTATCCGACTCCATGTAAACCGTCTAGTGTATCATAATCTTCAGAGTATATTGGGGATAGTTCTTGGAATTGCAAATTCATAACCATGTGTACTGGTGTACCATCATAATAAGACGAGTACTGTCCTGAACCAGTGTAATCAACACTCATATTTGTGAGAGCACAAATTTTAAATTTATTCAGGAAAGGATGAAAATGAGTTCCCTTCATGTATGATACCCTAAAAACTTTGGGACTGTTGACGAAAAGACCACCTGCGCTACTTTTTGTGGGCATCATGTTCTGCTTAAATGCTCTTATAATTAATTTAATTTGAATTGCTTCGGACTCACTTCTAGGCATGAGATCAAAAGAAAAATTAAATCCACCTCTTAATTGAACACCATTAAATAATAGTTCAACATTTGGGTTTATGATTTGTCCAGTCTGTCTTGATACAATAGAATTTATGTCTATTTCTTGTCCAACTAAATTTTGAATTGCCAATCCTACGGCCCCAGTAGCAAGTGATTGTGTATTTTGACCAACTTCACCTTGAAATTTTTGAAGTATCTGTTCAACCGCAGACATCATATTACCTTGAGTTGCTGCAGTTCCACCAGCATATCCAGCAGCAGCGGCCCCATTTATACTATTATCTCCCCAAGATGCACCTTGTCCGTCAGAAATTGCCTTTGGTAAAGGTAAAATGATATAAGAAGATACTTTTGATGTTCCTAAATCAATACCATCTTTTGCAGATTGATTACCCGTCGGAAGACTAAAACTAAAATTACCCTTTTCACTAACACCAAATCCTGGAGCTTTATATTCAACTACATCAAATCTAATATATTCATGATCTGCTCTCTGATATCCATCCTGAGGATAAGAAAGTATTGAAGGAGCTTTTGCTTTTTTGTTAGTTGTTTGATTGTTGGTTGTAGTAGTACTCTCACTAGTATTAGCATTTGTACTAGTTGAAGTATTACTATCCCCTTCTGCAGTTCTTACAGTCATGTATCTGCTTTATAATTATTTATGACCTGTTTTGAATAAATTTTTGATAGTTAACACCTCTTAGGGTTATAAATTCTTCAGTACTCATTTGATATATGTCACTTTGAACTTCCCTTAGTAAATATTTCCTGATAGGACTCTGCCCACCACGAAGTTGCCAGTGATAATTGTACCCAATAAAGAATTTATCAGTTAATATATCAGATCCTCTAATTAGTGGATGCAAGTCAAATAAAAGACCTGGAGTTATTGCTCTGTATATAAATGTATAATAGTTTCCAGCGACGGGAATATTCCCCTTAGTATCATCAAGTGCTTTCATAATTCTATACATCAATTCACCTGGAGATTCAATTCCAATGAGATCTCTTTTGATAGGTACTATTCTATTTTGTTTATTTTTTAGAACATCATCATACTTTAAATTTGGATTTGCTCTAATATAATCTACATCATATGTGATCTCATAGATTAGTTGTGTTTTGTTTAATCTACTATAATTTAAACTGGTATTTCCAGCTTCAGTTTTGAATGTTACACCATACGTCTTTGCAATTTCTCTAAGTTCTGGTGCAGTGTATTGTTCTAAACTTTTTCTTTCATATCCAGTCAGTGCCATTACTTGATACCTAGTTCGTCTTCTGTGATAATTTTAAACTTCCATTGACGATCTTCACAAAATTCTTTAGCGACTTTCCATTTTGCTTGGTTTCTTGCCCATTCAGTCACTTCAAAGATATACCCTTTAGTTTTTCTCTTCTGAACTTTGGGTTCAATAGTTTGTTTCTTCGGTTTTACTTCAATAATATATTTTTGAATCTGTCCATTGCTTTCACGTACTTTGATATAAAAATCTGGAAAGTATCTGTGGATCCTATTGTCTAGTGGTGAACGGTATGGAAGTGCTAGTTCTTCACTTCCCCATTCAAGAACATTTTCATTTATATCACAGTAAACCATGAATCGACGTTCCCATAATGATCTATAAACAATATTTGTAGGATCACCTTTATATTTTTTGGGATAGGATGGTTGATATTTTCCTCTGTATGCCATCTAAATACTTGTATAATAAAAAGAACAGTCATAGGTATTTAGAGTGGCATTTCCAATAAAACCAGAAACTGCAAAAAGATTATTTGGAAATCTTGCACAATCTTCCCATTACGAAGTAAAATTTCAAATTCCAGGACCTGTAGTAAACTATCTGTTTTGGAAAGGTGTTTCCCCTTTTTACTGTGTCAGTGATTTTGGTTTGCTTTGCTTTTCTGCAAATCTTCCTACTTCTGCATTTGCAACCTCCGAATTGACACCACAGCAAGGAATCCGTGAAAAGATTGCACATACAAGAATGTATAATAATATTGTAATGGAGTTTTATGTTGATAGGAGATATGAAACCATAAAAGTTTTGGAACATTGGATGGACTTTATTTCTAGTGGTGGAGATAATCAGGATAAAAATAATAAACTTGCAAAAGATTACTATATCAAGATGCAATATCCAGATTCTTATAAATCCACAGAAACTAAAATTGTTAAGTTTGATAGAGATTATAAGAGAGAGATTGAATATACATTTAGAGGAATGTTTCCGCAATCAATATCATCAATTCCTGTAAGTTATGCTGGATCTGATGTATTGAAAGTTGCTGCAACATTTGAATATGATCGCTACATTGCTGGCAGAACATGGAGTTTTGATCTTTTCAAAGGAATTTCTGAAAATAATCAATCTGGATTAGGAAATAAGAAGCAGCAAAGAACACAAGAAGATAATATTTTAAATAGACCACCTCTCGAAAAAAATACAAAGGTATTAGATGCGGTAAATGCCAATGGAGGACAGACAATTATAAATGCTGCAAACTCTGATATAGCGTAACTAAATAAAAATATCTGACAGTTTATTATGCCTTTACCAAAAGTATCTACACCAACATATGAGTTGGAAATTCCTTCATTAAAAAAGAAAATTAAATATAGACCTTTTTTAGTAAAAGAAGAGAAAATTTTAATTATCGCTTTAGAGAGTGAAGATCCAAAACAAATTGCAAATGCAGTTAAGGATGTTATATCAAACTGTATTATTACACGGGGTATTAAAATCGATAGTTTAGCGACTTTTGATATTGAGTATCTATTTTTAAATATTAGAGGAAAGTCTGTAGGAGAGTCTGTGGATGTATTAATTACATGTCCAGATGATAATAAGACTCAAGTTCCTATGAGCGTTAATTTAGATGATATTAAAGTTGAAGTGGGAGAGAACCACACTAGAGACATTCAACTCGATGATAATTTGAGTGTGAGAATGAGATATCCATCTATGAATGAGTTTATTACAAACAATTTCACGGGTGGTGATGTGACAGTTGATGATACATTTAAAGTCATCTGCACTTGCATTGAGCAAGTTTACAATGAAGAGGAAGCATGGAGTGCTAAGGACTGCACTAAAAAAGAATTAGTGGAGTTCGTAGAATCTCTGAGTTCAAAGCAATTTAAACAAATTGAACAATTTTTTGAGACTATGCCAAAATTAAAACACGTCTTAAAAGTTACTAATCCAAATACTGGTGTTGATAGTGAGATTGTCATGGAGGGACTAAACTCTTTTTTCGCCTAGGCATGATGCATGAGAATCTTATATCATATTATAAAATGAATTTTGCTTTGATTCAGCATCATAAATATTCATTAACAGAGTTAGAAAATATGATACCATGGGAGAGAGAAGTTTATATAACTCTCCTCCAGCAATACATCGAAGAAGAAAACCTAAAGAACGGTAATGGCACCTAATTCACCAATTCTAGGACAATCTACAAGATCAAGGATCAGTAACTCTGGTAGTATTAGTGCTAGAAATGTGAATCCTTTAGTTCAAACTATTAGGTCTCAACCAGTCGTAAGTGAAGTGGATATACAAACACTTCAAATTACTCAACAAAATCAGCAAAGTTTGTTGGGTCTTCAAACTGGGTTAGTTCAAGTTAGACAAGATATTGCTGCACTAAATGCTGGACTTGTTAGTGTATCTACATTACTTCAAAATGATATTGCAAATGAGCAAAGAATATTAGCAGATAAGCAAAATAGAGAAAGAAGACTTGCAGAAGCAAATATAAGAGAAGGAAAAGAAAAGGTAGTAGAGCAGAAAATAAACAGAGCATTTACTTCTGCTGTGACTCCTGTTGCAAGAAGAACTACGGGTTTATTTGATAGAATAGCAAAGTCATTATTGTTCTTGTTTAGTGGATGGTTACTTAATAATTATGGACAATTGATTCGTGCGAGAGCAGATGGAAATATAGATTTAGCTAATGAAATACAGTCTACAATACTCAATGGTATTAGAAACGCGACCAATGTCCTTCTTTTATTTAAAGGTGGATTAGGACAAATAGTTAGTGGTATTACTGGATTATCTAAATTTGCTGGCGATTTATTAATTAAAAAACCATTCCAATCTGTTAGAAATTTGTTGTCTGGTGCCGCTGCCACTAGCAGAAGGACTCCGAGTGTAAAGGGTCCAAAAGGATTTGGATTTTTTGGAACAGCACTTACTGCAATATCATCCATACTTGAGGCCAAAGATAATAATATGATTGAGGCAAGTCTTGGTGTACTTTCAATATTGCCAGTCGGAAGACTTGCAAGAGTTGCTGGAGTTATATTCTCAAGTGAACAACTCTTGGATCTATTTGGTAAAGGTCTTATAGATGAAGATGAGAAGGGGAAGAGTATTGTAGATGACTTTATGAAAGCCGTTAATGAATTTCTTACAGGATCAAATACTCAGTCTCAATCTGAACCCAATTCAAATATTCAACCACAAAGTACAAAATTCAATACACCTGCATTGAATAATGAATCAAAACCTGGGGTAGAAGCAAATACAAATAATACATCATTGCAGACTGAGACAAATGTTGAATCTACATCATCTCAATCTACAAATGTTGAACCTACGTCATCTCAATCTACAAATGTTGAACCTACGTCATCTCAACCTGCAAATGCTGAACCTCAAAGCGAAACTGAACGAATTGCGAATCAAACTGAAAGAAATTTTTTAAACTTTTTTGAGAGAAAAAAATTTGGAGATACTGAGCCAATAGATCCAGAAATTTCTGTCGAACCACAGAATAATATTTTAAATACATCATCAAAGGTTGAACCAAAAGAGAGTGCTGAGGAAGAACCACCACCAAAATATGTACCTCAAACGAATATTATAAATCCTGATTATGCAAATAATAGAAAAAATACTGATGTAGATCGTTCTATGAAGGCAACTTTAGATAGAGAAGATGCTCTTCTAAACATTGCATTGCAAAAGGAAGGTGAATCTCCAATAACTGCAGATTCTCAAAATTTGATTCCCTTAAAAGAACCAAAAACTTTACCAGTTAAAAATAAGCGACCACCACAAATTATTCCATTGAATACATCTGGAGGAACATCTGGACCTGCTTCCCCTGCAGTTTCAGTACCAGAAAAATCAATCACCGATGTTCCTCATATCAACACCTCAAATCCTGAAAATTTTTATACATTATATTCAAAACAAATTTTTAATGTAGTGTAAGATGGCAAGATTATCCCAAAATTCTAGTATTACCAATATTTCGAAAAATATTTTTAGTATCAGACAAAAGTCTTCTGAGACAAAAAAAAATATAGAATCAATTTCTAGAATTATAAGAGATGGTACAAAAGAACGAAGTAGGATAGAAAAAAGAACTTCGCTTCTTGAAAATAGAAGAAAAGAGCAGTCTGAAAGAGCAGTTAGAGAATCTGTATTGGAAGCACAAAATGTAAGAACTTCATCAATGATTCCAGGATCTAAAGTTTTATCAACTGCTGGAGGAAATTTTATTGAGAGGATTTTGGGATTCATAGGTTGGGTTAGTGTTGGATGGTTAATAAACAACCTACCAATGATGAATGACTTAGGTGAAAAATTTATGGGTAGAGTTAATAAAATTCATGAAATATTGAAAGAAATGCCAAATAAAATTTTCATTGCGTTTGGAGATTTTGGTAGAGTATTAACAGCATATAAAGAAAATTTTTCAAATTTTGATTTTCTTGATATGTCTGGAAAAGTTAAAGCGGCAACTGATGAACTGACAAAATCATTTAATGATATACAAGAAGATTTGAAAGAAACATTTAGTATTCTTATTGGACAAAGAGATGATGAAATTCAAAATGAATCCCAGGGAGAAGAACCATCTACTGGAGAAGAACCATCTACTGGAGGAGGATCAACATACACATCGACCGGTGGAGAAAAATTAGATCCTGCAAATAGGGATTATGGTCAGTATATACCTGGTGGTATGGGTACTAGAGGAAAAACTAGAGTTCATGGTAAAGGTGGACAGAAGGGACACACTGGTGAAGACTTCCCATTACCTGAAGGAACACCAATAACTTTAGTTTCTAACGGAACAGTTGTTGATGTTGGAATAATGGGAGATTCTAGAGATCCTGATGGAACAAATGGTGGTTATGGTAATTTTGTTGTAATTCAATTGGAAGATGGAACCTTTGTTAAATTCGCACACATGAAGTCAATTAGTGTTAAGAAAGGTGATAAAGTTGGTGCAGGTACGGGATCTGATGGTAATGCAAAAGTTGTAGGTTTTAGTGGAAGTACTGGTCTATCGACTGCACCACATTTACACATAGATCATGCATCAGGATATGATCCTGCATCTTCTATGGTTTCTGGAACAATGGATCCTATGGGATTAGTTGACGCTGGACTGATTGTAAAGGGTGGCAATGTAAAGGCAACTAAATCTACACAAACCACATCTAATACTAATAATACTAATAATACTAATAATACTAATACTAATACTAACATTAGAACATCACATACTAGACCACAAACTTCAGTTTTACCATCTTCAGGAAGATATAATTTAGCACAACTAATACAGTTAGCAAAATCTGTAGGATTTAATGATGATCAAGCGATCAAGATGGCAGCAATTGCAATGGCAGAATCTGGTGGTGATCCTAGAAATGATACAATTAAATCTGGATTATATAAGCAAAGCGGAGAGACATCATATGGATTGTGGCAAATCAATATGACTGGTCCTTATAGACAAGAAAGATTTGGTTGGTTTGGGATTGATAGTGTTGATAAACTTTATGATCCCTTAACGAACGTAAAGGCGGCGAAAATGGTATATGATAGGCAAGGATTCGATGCATGGAGTGTATATGGTGGAAATAGATATAAAAGTTATTTGGAAGAAGCGAAAAAAGTTTCTCCCAATATATCTTCAAATATAAATTTAAATACTTCACAAACAATAGCATTTGCACCAGAAGAGGAGGGAAATCAAAATATATTTCTTGTGGCAAATAATGGTGCTGGTAATCAATCAATATCTGCTCCAATTCAATCGTCTACTGAGACAACAATATCATATACAGACCCTTCTTATATGTTAAATACTTTTACGAAGAATAGAATACTCTTAGCACTTAACTACGTCTAATGGAAGCATCTAACAAGTCTATCTACGGTGAAGCAATTTTAGAATCGAATGATTTATCACGTACAGTTGATATATCATTTGGTATAGTGATGTTTCAGTACTTTGAGGATATATTTTCTCCAGTAATTACTGCTAAACTTAGGGTACTTAATACTGGAGATAGTATTGAAAAAAATGGAGTAATGCAATCGATTTATAATGGTTTACCTCTTAGAGGGGGAGAAAGATTATCACTTAGAGTAAATGCAAATACGACACGAAATAGTGATTTAGACTTTTCAAAAAATTCAGAAGATTATTTTTATGTTTCATCTATTAGTGATGTTGATGCTAAACAAGACAGTGAAGAATTTACTTTACATTTAGTTTCTAGAGAAGCAATTACTAATGAAACCACTAGAGTTGTTGGAAAATATCCAATATCATCACCAATCAATACCTCTGTTGAAAAAATACTAAAAGAAACTTTACAAACTACAAAAATAGGTAAAATTGATAAAACATCCAATAGATATGGTTTTATTGGAAACATGAGAAAACCTTTTACGATTTTAACATCATTGGCAGGAAAGGGTGTTCCATCAGAATCTAAAAATGCTACGGCAGGATTCTTATTTTACCAAACTAAAGAAGGATTTCAATTTAGATCAATCGACGAATTAAATAAACAAAAAGAAAAAGCGACATATACTTATAGTGAAAAGAATGAGTCCTTCGATTCTTCGGGGAAAAAAGTTGATAATGATTTTAAAATTTTAAGTTATAAAATCATAAGAAATTCTGCTTTACTTGAAAAGTTAAGATTGGGAACTTACTCCACTCAAAGAATGTTTTTTAATCCTGTAGATTTTTCTTTCACATCCCCAGAGCAAGGAGTTTTCAAACAAAGTGATTACATATCAAAAACTGAAAACCTTGGCGATAGAATGAAACTGCCAAAGTTGGGAAATGGGTCAGATAAAACACTAGGAGATGTACCTACAAGACTAATTACTCAAGTTCTTGATTATGGAACCATGGAAAAGGATGTTTCTATAGATCAAAATGGAGATATGGCAAAGTATCAATCTCAATCATTAATGAGATATAATACAATGTTAACCCAACAACTTGAAATGTTGGTTCCATTGAATACAAATTTAAATGCTGGTGATTTGATAAAGTGCAATTTTCCCAGAGCAAGTTCTTCAAAAGAAAAAGAATATGATGTTGAGACAAGTGGACTATATATGATAAAGGAATTATGTCATCATTTTGATTCAACACAATCTTATACTTCATTAAGATTAGTAAGAGATAGTTTCGGTTACAAAAAGAAATGATAGAAGAGTCAATACTAAAATCTAATTTTGTAGGAAGAGACGGATTCAGATGGTGGATTGGTCAAGTTGCAGTAGCATCTGCTCAAGGAAAGCAAATTAATGGAGAAGGGTGGGGACACCGTTGGAAAGTTCGCATCATGGGATATCACCCATATAGTACTGCACAATTGTCTGATGAGGATCTTCCTTGGGCGCATGTAATGTTGCCAACTACAGCAGGAACTGGTGGGTCTAATTATGCAACCACTCCAAAAATAAGACCTGGAGATGTTGTACTTGGATTTTTCTTAGATGGGGATGATGGTCAACTTCCAATGATTATGGGATCATTTGGCAGAACTAGTTCGGTTCCTTCTGCATCTTTTAAAGGTGCATTTATACCATTCACTGGATATAGTGATAACGTTAAAAAACCAAATGGAACATTAAGTCCCAAAGAAGCGGGGGAGTCTAATAGTGCTTCCCAAGAAACTCCTAGAGATCTTCCTCCAAATACGGTTGGTAAAATTAATCAAAAAAAAGATAAAGAATACGATTCTCAACTAAAGTCCATATTGGCTGCAGAAGATGCTGCTGTTGAAGCAGCAGAAGCAGCAGAAGAAGAACAACAACAAAAGAAACCAGAAAAGCAATTACCTATTTCTAGTGCAGTTGGTCAAGAAATAATTATAGCAGATTCTAGTAAAAATACTAATGGGGTAAAAATAGGAACAGAAGTTAGCAATTTAATAAAAAAAGTAAATAATCCTTTTGGGAATGTTCCCAGTAAAATTGCAGAAATAAGTCGTTCTGTTGATAAGATTATAGGAATTACTGAAGGTATTGTTGGAGGATCAGTTGATATTTTATTTGAAGTTTTAGTTCCTATTTTGCAGAAAGGGTTAAGACTTTTATATGATGCAATGTTTAAAGCAGTTTATGCAGCTACTCAAAATTATCCAATAGCACACTTTGCTGGAGTGGCAGCACAACACGCAATGGTGTATCCCGTTCAACTTCTGCAAGATTTTATTGTAGATCTTCCTGGTATTGTTCTCAACAAATTGACAGGAACTGTAAAAAGTATGCTTACCGATATTGTTGATAATGCAAAAAGACCAGATTCATGTATTGAAACTCAAGCAACCGCATCAATCGCAAGAGAAGTAATGAGACAAATACAGAGTAGTATTTCTGGTGTTCTGGGTGGAGTAAGTAAAATACTTTCTTTGGCAGCGCCTGCATTCAGTGTTTTCAACACACTTTCCGAAAGTATTACTGCACTAACTGGTTTAAGTGGTCTTTTTGATACAAATCAAAATAAAAATAATTCATATGATAATATTAATAATTGGGCAATAGGAATAGGTCCTGCTGCAATTGTAGATGGAATTTTAAAATCTAAAGATGTTTTAGATAGCATTCAAAGATCCATATCTACAGTTAAGAATATAAAAGAAGATGCTGAAGATGGATTTTCTCAAGTTAAGCAAGGATTTGATATATTCTCCTCAGCAACATCAGACTCTGGTATAAAAGGTAAAAAAGGTAGATGTTACACTGGAGAAATTGAAAGTTGTAGTTCAATACCAAAAATTAAAATATTTGGAGGTATGGGTGAAGGTGGCGAAGCAGATGTAGTTTTAGGTGATTTTGTAAATGAAGGGGAGGAAATATCTGCAAGTGTGATTGGAGCAATATTAAAAGATAAGGGAAAAAATTATAAGTATCCTCCATTTGTGATAGTTGAGGATGAATGTGGGAAAGGATATGGCACTGTGCTAAGATCTACAATAGATGATGATGGTAAAATAGATAACATTTATGTTGTTAGTCCTGGTGAAAATTATCCAATAGGAAATTCAAATGTAAATATTCCAACAGATGTGTCTGATAGTCTTTCACCGAATATACCAGCATATGTTAGTGATGTGAGTGTTATTAAACCTGGAATTGGATATACATTAGATGACAAAATTATTGACACTGTCGGCAATACTTATCATCCAATATTAAATTCTGATGGTGGAATCGAGTCCGTAGATTTAGTTTTAGGAGAAGATGCTAATCTTAATCCCTCTGTTACACCTCTAAATAACTACATTCCTGTTGATGATCTTGTAATTATTAATATTGAAAGTGATACTGGGTTTGGAGCTATACTAAAACCTGTTCTAAGTAGAATTCCTGAAGAACTAATTGATCCCAATAAGAAGCAAACATTAAGAAATACCACATTTGTAAAAGACTGCATAGAATAATATGGGACACGAAAAAAATTGGGAACGTAGATTACTTTGGAGTCAAGGAGATAAATTTAGAATTGATGTAAATAATCCCAATGTTGGTGGTAATGGACCAAGTGTATACACCATATATGGTGTATCGGATGAAAATGACGTTTCATTGATTGGAATGACCCAAGGTGGAACCTTAAGATTGTGGAATGATAGGTGTATAGAAGTGATTGCCGGTGCTAATCAAGAGTCGGATGGAGTTGATATTGTAGTAACATCTTTGTCTGGAGATATTACAATTACTGCTAATCGTAATGGAGCAGTAAAAATAAAGGGTAAAAATATAGTACTTGATGCTGACGAGGATATAACTTTAAAGTCTGGAAGAAATATTATTCTAGATGCGAAACAAAGAGTATTATTAAAAGGAACAAGATGTGATGCAAAAGGACTTTATGGAAGTCTAATTCCAGATGGTGGTCAATTTGGTGTTCGTGTTTTTGAAGGATCATTTGTTGGTACAGATGGATTACTTAGTGGAGTGTTTGGAGATAAATTGTCAGGTATTGTTGGTAGTGCTTTTGGTGGTATGTTGCCCTTTATGAGAAACGGAGGATTTATTGGGAGCACCGTTCTTGGTACTGCTTTTGATATAGCAGGAGCTGCTGCAAGTGGTGCATTGAGTGGTGGAGTAGGATCCCTTGTTAGTGGAGCAGCACAATTAGCATCGAGTAATCTTGCTAAAGGATTGAGTATTGATAGTGTTCCAAATTTTGCAACTCATGCACTACAAAGTGATTTAGATAGAGGATTGGCTTTAGATAGTTTTATTACAAAACCAGCATCCACAGTAAATAATTCTGTATCAGATGATATTGGGGCGGAACTTGATGCAGAACTTGAAAGAGCAAAGGCTGGAGATAGAACTGGATTAGATGATGCTTTAGACATATCATAAATATGATTATGATAGATTATATCAATATAACCCTAGATGTCAGAATTAGATCCTAATAAGATACAATCTTTCGGAAAAGAAACATATTTTAACGAAAAGACCACTTTTTGGGATGGTGTTGTCATTTATGGTGACGCCATAGTAGGAGAGACCGGAAAAAAATTTGGTACTGGAACTGGTTCTGGTGGAGGACTGCAAGGTATTCAAGGTGCATTAAGTAACTTTCAGGGTACTCAGGGAGTACAAGGTCTTCAAGGTACTCAGGGTGTTGGTGAACCTGGTCCTCAAGGTGAGACTGGTATTCAAGGGGCATTAAGTAACTTTCAGGGTACTCAGGGAGCACAAGGAACTCAAGGTGCTCAAGGTACTCAAGGTACTCAAGGTCTTCAGGGTCTTCAAGGAAATATTGCAAATTTCCAAGGAACTCAAGGTTTACAAGGATTACAAGGATTAAGTAATCAGGGAACTCAAGGTCTACAGGGAATTCAAGGTCTACAGGGAAATCAAGGATTACAAGGACTGCAAGGTCTTCAAGGTTCTCAAGGAGTATTAAGTAATTTCCAAGGTACTCAAGGAACTCAAGGACTTCAGGGTACACAAGGTACTCAAGGAACACAAGGTTTACAAGGAACTCAAGGTGCTCAAGGAACGCAAGGTCTTCAAGGTTCTCAAGGAGTATTAAGTAATTTCCAAGGTACTCAAGGTACTCAAGGTCTTCAGGGAAATCAAGGGATTCAAGGACCACAGGGTCATCAGGGAACACAAGGTATTCAAGGTCTTCAGGGAACACAAGGTGCTCAAGGAATTCAAGGTATTCAAGGTCTACAGGGAACTCAAGGTCTACAGGGTGGTCAAGGTATTCAAGGTCTACAGGGTCAAAGAGGTGTTCAGGGGGCATTAAGTAATTTTCAAGGTACTCAAGGACTCCAAGGTGATCAGGGTGTTCAAGGTACTCAAGGACTCCAAGGTGATCAGGGTGTTCAAGGAACTCAAGGAACTCAAGGACCTCAAGGTCTTCAAGGAACTCAAGGACCTCAAGGTCTTCAAGGTGTTCAAGGACTTCAAGGTGTTCAAGGTGTTCAAGGAGTATTAAGTAATTTCCAAGGAACACAAGGTGGTCAAGGAATACAGGGAGTATTGAGTAATTTCCAAGGAACTCAAGGTGCTCAAGGTCTTCAAGGAACTCAAGGTCTTCAAGGTCTTCAAGGTACTCAAGGTCTTGGTGCTCAAGGAACTCAAGGTGCTCAGGGAATTCAAGGTCTACAAGGTATACAGGGTCTTCAGGGAACTCAAGGTCTTGGTGCTCAAGGAACTCAAGGTGCTCAGGGAACTCAAGGTGTTCAAGGACTTCAGGGGACTCAAGGCCTTCAGGGAACTCAAGGTGTTCAAGGACTTCAAGGTGTTCAAGGACTTCAAGGTCTTCAAGGTCTACAGGGAACACAAGGTATTCAAGGTCTTCAGGGAACACAAGGTGTTCAAGGAATTAAAGGTGATGGTGCAGACATATTAATTTCTGATGACAATCAACTTGATCAATTAATTTATGTTGGTTTATCTACAGTTACAATTACAGATCCCACATTAGGGATAAGTTCGATAAATGTTGCCTCAGAAAAATTAGTATTCATACCTTCATCAGGTAGTCTTGGAGTTGGTACATCTGCAATTGCAACAGTTGATGGTAATAATGTTACTCTAACTGTTAGTGGTATTGCAACTGCAGATTCATATTATGGTGATGGTGTAAATCTTGTTGGAATTGTTACTCAAATAGTTCCTGGTATTGGTATTGATCTTGATCCTGTTGGCGGAAAAGGAAGAGTAACAGTAACATCATATAAACCAATTGGAAAAACCATATATGTTGCACAAAATGGTAACGATTCTAACACTGGATTGAGTGAGAATCATCCAAAGAGAACAATTAAAAATGCTGCAGGAATTGCAAGTACTGGTGATACTGTAAAAGTATTCCCAGGTGTTTATGTAGAAAATAATCCAATTATCATCAATGAAAAGGTTGCCGTAGAAGGAACTGAACTTAGAAACTGTATTGTAACCCCCCAAAATTCAGGATCCGATTTATTCCATGTGAATAATGGATGTCATATTACGGATTTAAGTTTCATTGGTTCAGATTCTACCAATGGTGCAGCAATCGTTGCATTCCAACCTCTTGCTGGCGT